AAACAAAAGCACCCGTATTCGTTTGATTGTAGTTAAAGTCTTGATAGTGTATGTTGGCCCAAACACCGGGTGAAACTTCTTTATCAATTGACAATCTAACTATTCCAGTAAACGAAGTCATTAACCTACCTACAGGAGTTGTTGGTATTGATAACTCAGCGTTAATGGTTGTTTGAAAAGTAATTATGTAAGTCGATTGTAAAGGCGTGTTAAATATTCCGGTTGTAGTATTGTTGTTTGCTCCTGTGTCATAAAATGGTGAAGCTTCGTTATTGAATATAACAGTATTGTAAGGTGGTAACGTTGGAACAAATGTAGCACTAGAACCTCCGATTGGATTCATTGCAACGGTGTTACTTATGCCTACGTTATCATTTACGTAATACCTATTGTTATCTATTTGAGATTGCGAAAGGCTTAATACATCATTGTTACAAGGGTGAACTATTTTACCAAACCTAGTCCCGTTTAAAAAAGCTGAATCCCAAACCCAGCCTGCTTTATCAAATATCTTTTTTAAAAGTTCATACCTGAATATGACAGGGCGCATATTATTAACAGCAAAGTCAATGTCGGGATTATAGTTAGATGAGTTGTTTAAAAAATATTCCGCTTCCGTTCCGTAATTAGCCAAGGCGTAACGATAACCTTTAGCACCTAACCCCCCTAATGAAACAGGTGAGCCACTAACTATATTTGAAGTTGCCCAACTATTAACTACATTGGTGTAGTTCAATTCATGGTCATACTCGCTAAAGTCTAAGTCGTCGGCAGGGTTCGGATTACCTGTTACTAACTTTTCGCCAATGTCTCTAAATAAAGAGGATAGTTCGCCAAACAGTTCAAGTATGTAAAAGTTTGTTTGTTTATCTAAATTACGTTCTATCTTCTTAAGCCTTACGTGACCTGCGAATATTTCGCTTTCATTTGAATAGTAAATAGCAGGCTCTTTTTTGTTTGGATTAAATGTGGATAGGGTTACATCTAAGTTAAAGATGTATTCAAATATTTGATTAATCGGGTTTGTTGCTGGTAACTTAATTGACTTGCTATAATTAGTCTGCTTATTAACCGGGTTTTGAATGTCCAATAAAGAATAGTTTAAGGACGTATTCACATCCTCAACCATATCAACTTCAATATTTCGAATAAATAACCTACCCATTAAAACGTCTGCCTTTCGTTAATGATGTTACTGTTAATGTTCATTTGCACCTGAATTACTTTGTCAACTATCTTTTCCCTTACGATGAATTGAGTATCTGTTTGGTTCACATATTCGTAATAGTCGTTTTCAATGTCATGTAAAATGTACACGCTTGAGTTAAAGCAATCTTCTAGCATTGCAACATCTGAATCACTTAACGAATCTGTAATTAATCGGTAAGTGTCTTGATTAGTGTTGCCTAACACCCTATCTCTTTGCTCCAATGGGCTATCGATTAAAACAATTGTACTACTTGAATCCAAGTAACTACCTTTGTGGTATTGTTCAATCTTTCTGTAATTTATCTTAGTATTGGTGTTGGTTCGATTAACTGAAACGAAGTTAATAAAATCAAAAGCCCCATTGCGATTGAGGTAGTAAAGGCTATACGGTTTCTCATTACGCCCCTTGCATCCTACATAATTGATGTTATATTCTCCAACAGTAGTACCACCGTTTTTGAACTTAATATTTATTCTTTTAACACTCGAACTGGTTGATATTGGAAAATCTCCTCCAACTTGACTGACTAACAATCCCTGTAGCGCAGCCTTTCCGAGGTTAATACAAAGCATTTGATTTTGTGTTGTTACTGTTGTGTGTGGGTTGGCAATGGCACTATCACTTTGTAATGTGTTTGTTGAGTCGTATGTTTTAACTTCAACCGTTGTAACGTCATTAACAGCGTTTAACAAGTAATAAAAAACAACATCTTGTTTATCCTTTTTAACCTTTATTTCAGTTGGTAAATTATTTAAAGCCCTCGAACCACTCACGTACAGTGAAGAGTTGTAAGTCATCCTTTCCCTCTCTGTTAACGAACCATTCCATATTTTAAAGAATTGATTAGTTCCTGTATAGATAGTCGGAGTAGTTCCGTAACGTTCGCCTATGTTAACTGTAACGTTTATAATTGACTTCGTACACGTTTGCCATCCCGAAAGATTGAATGGAAAGTAATGTTTTAAGAAGTCCCTCACCAATGGCTTAATATCCAAAATAAGGTCACCTGTTGGACGTGCCGGCAATGGCATAGGAGTTAAAGCAACACCGTCCACATTAACAGTAACATAATAGTTAAAGTTAGGTTGTGCCGTTTGCGTTGACGTGGCTCTAAACATCAATTGATTGAATCCCGGTGCTATTGTTTGGGGTTTATGTGTAATAGTGATTGCCATGCTATTCTAATCCAAATTTAAAGTTCTTGAAACCATAATCCATTAAGTCTTTTTTTAATTCGTCAATACGCCCATCATTTATCACGTCAGTAAAGAAGTTGTTTCCTTCGTAGCCTTTCTTAGCTATCTTTCTACCCACTACATAAGCAAACGCTTCTTTAGCTTTATTGAATGGTTGCTTTTTTAAAGTCTTCCAAACCTTTCTGTTTTTATTCCTTGCTTTTGCTTCGTCTTGTTTTTTCTTTCTGTTAATTAATTCATTCTCGCTAAACTTACCTATCATTCCCTTTCGGTTGCCCCATTCACCTATTTTCTTTTTACCCTCTTTACTAACTGGTCCGGGCTTCCTTCCCTTATCCCTTATCTCGGCATAGTCAGGCATCAACAACTGAAACACAATTGAATCACCTTTAGGCAATGTTCTAAAACGAATTGATGCAGCTAGTTTACTTTCTTGCGTTTGATACATCACCCCTTTCTTTTTAAGGGATGCTTTCAGGTCATCAACTAACTTATTGCCAAATTCATCTATTACTATCTCAATCGGTATCATTCAATAATATAACAATAAAATACACTCATTTATTAATATACCTCAGTATAACCTTGATAGCTTAGTTTAGTTAACGCAACATAGCGAGCTGGGTCAATAGCATGATTAAAAGCATCAATAGGCTCTCCCGTTTCTTTTCCGTTTCTGTCCTTTGCCCATGTGTAATTCTGAAACTCATTGATTGTGTTTGTTGAACGTGATGTTATAAGTATATCATGTTCTTGCAGCTTATTTATTCCATTACGTACACTATCAGCACCTTTAACGGCTGGGATAACATTATAAAAACCATACATCTTTAAGTCGGCTATTGACTTAGGCTCGGCACTATCCGCAACTATATTAACCCTCATGTTAAGGTTAAGTGTTCGCATGATGTTTGCAAGTTCGGAGTTAATTAAACCTTTACGATAAATCAACTCATCAATTATTAGTTTGCCATTCCATTTATACATAGCAATTAAACACGTAGGGTCTTGACTATAACCCCAATCTAAACCATAGGCTAATAACTCAGCATCGGTCGGTATATTGTCAATCTTTGACCAGTTGTTAAATACTGTGCCGCTTAGTGAGCCAACTAGACCAAGTCCGTACACACGCCACTTATTCGCCCAGTACTTATTCATAATGTTGTTAGATTCAAATAGTTGTTCAATTGGTAAATCCTTTTTAATAAAGCCCCGTTCTTTGTAATTCAAAATAGACTTAACCTCGCTTTCAGATAAGAACTCGTTATCCTCAAATGTTAGGCGTAAGAAGTTATTTTCGTTTATGTAATCGTCACCCCAAAAATGATTATCTGGGTTGTAATCAATAATGGTTAAATTAGCACGGCTTATAAATTGCGTGGCTGCATCAATGTCTAATTTATCCGCTTCATTGATATAAAGTATGTCACGTCTAAAACCTTTACCAACATCGTTAACGTCTGCTCCAAGGAAATCAATGTAACTGCCATTTGTCCATTCATGCTTGCTTTCTGATTTGTTGAATGAGTCACCAGTCATTATACCCCAGTCTTGACAAATCTTAGTGTAATCCCTCATGACTGTACGCTTCATCTTACTTAACTCACTACTCAAAACAGTTGCCTCCTTTGGCGAAGTGTGAAGTGACTGGATAATTAATTGGATAATTGAAACGGTTTTGGATGCACCCTGACCGCCACAAATAACAAATACATCCTCATTTGGATTATCAATTATTAAGTCCCTTATTTTGTAATAGGCTTTAGTGTATTTATATTTATTTTTTACGGCTTCCAATATCAGGGATAGGCATGGTTACGTTTGCTTTTATTTCGGTTTCGTTATGGTTTTTTAACCCATGCAGACTCGCTGTGATATTTGCGTTGTAAATATTTGTCATACCTCCCTCAATGTGGTCAGCCTTAATTTGCTTCTTAAATGCACGTGAGAGGGGTAAATAATCGCTGTATGACTTATTATCTTCATTGCAATATTCTGATAAGTCGGGTGTTTTTATGTACCCTTTTTGCATAACAAACAACTCAAAGCCGTCCCATGATAGGGGTCTTTCTCTTTCTCTGTGAACGCTGTTACCGTCTTTACCAACAAAGTCATGAACTAACTTAGGTTTACTTTTAACCTCTTTAACATATTCATTCCATAGCTTTAAATAAAGCTCAGGTGTTTCTATGTATTTCTTTTTCCCCATTGTTTAATTCTTTTGATTTGTTTATAGCTTGATTAACGAACTCGAATAATTCTTCACCGTCAAATGAGCCACTTACTTGATTAATGTTGGTTATTCTTTCACCAAAATGGTTTGTGAAAAATTCGCAAAATTGTTCTTCATTCATTTTATATTGGTTTGTTGTTTTTTTGGTTTGCAAAATGGGCAAACAAGGTAACACGCTAATTTCTTTGTTAATGGGTTGTTGCTATGGTATTCGTTTAATGTACCACATTTGCAAAGCATTCTTATAACGTGTATTTGTTTTGTCTTAATCAATTGTAACTATTATTTTAAAGAAACTAACCAACCGACCCCGTGAATGGGTTTGACCTTTTTTTAATCTCTTTCTTCTTCTTGTACTTGGCGATAGTGGTTTCCTGTGGTCTTTCGGCGGCGGTTTCGGTGTACTTTTTGGCTGCATATCTAAAATATATTAAGGCATCAGTTAAACAACTTGGACATTTAGAATCAATGATGTTACCTTGTTGGTTGCAATAGTTAAGAATAGGAATCATTAATGCGCTGTTGGGTTCTAAAACCATTTGCATCTCGATATACAAGTTAATAGCATCTTTGTATGCTAGGTAGTGGTTGTATTCTATTTTAGTCATTGTTAAAGTATTTTCGTTTAACCTCACTTATAATTACTTTCTTAAAAAGAACCGCCTTATCTTTATTCATGTTTAAAACATTTGTAATCGGTGTTTTATCTTTAATCGCATTAATTACCCTAGCATCTTGCTCCGGCATTTCTCTTATTATTTTATCCAACTTTTCAAAATCAAACAACTCACTTACTTCATCTTCAAACGAATCATTTAAAGAATCAGAAGTGAATAGCTTTAAGTCTCTTTTTAAAGCAGCACGTTCCCGATAATAAAACAATTTGATTGTATTTATTATAAAATCTTTGGCGGTATATCTACTAAGGTAGTTAGCCAATCGATTAGGTTCTAATTCACTTAAGTGTATGTACACATCATTCACCAAGTCGGTAGGGTTTGGGCTATTCATATATTTTGCAAAATAAACGAACTGACGGTAGTTCCGCTCATATTCGAGGTTAATTTGCACTATACACATTTATATTAATGCTTACAAATTTAATTAAAATTTATTTGATATTAAAATTTATTTGTTTGATTTTCAAACACTTAAAATTTATTTTACATTCTTTTTAATTTTGTTTAAAAATTATAGTTATTTTTGCAAACATGGAAATAACAGATGAACAATTTACAGAAGCCTGTGAAATAGTAAGAACCTATTTAGGTTTAAAGAACCCACAGGATAAAGTCGAAGAAGAAAAAAAATTAAAACCGATTGAGTTTATTAAGTTTTTGTCTAGCGATGTTAGTTTGGGTGACGACCCTAGCCCACCACAAACATGGAAACACGTTGATTTAATTGTTAAAGATTATACAACCGACGGTTTGGATATAATGCTTGCTTATGATGATGATAAGTATAAGCATTATGGAGCATTATATCTAGGTCATTACAATGATGGGATTAAAGAATAATTAAAACAAACATAAAATGAATAAAGAACAATGGCACAGTAAGTGGGAGGGTCTAATTGAATATGGTGAACTACCCTACATGATGAAAGAATTAAAGGTAAGTCGTTACACACTTAACAGAATCTTATCCGGCAAGGTTAGGGCTGACATGGTTAAGAAGGTGGATAAGTTACATAAGCATTTAATTAAAATCAAAAGAAAATAAAATGGCAATAAGAGAGAGAAAAGGTTTTCCATTTCCGTTTGAATCTAATTTCGACGTACATTACGAAATTACGGCATTCGTTCCAAGTAGTGACGATTATCCCGGTGATGAACGTGACGTGATTATTCATGATATTACATGGCATGGAGTGAGTGTTTATGAATTGCTTAAGCAGTCTAATCAACTTGCTAGGTTTGAACAAGATTTTAGAGATGATTTAGGAATTTAAAAAATAGTTTAATTTATGAAAAGAATATATCATCCTTATTGGCTTTGGGAAGATTATAAAGCTGGGTTTTATGATAATATTTCTGGAAGAAATAAAAACGAATTAGGTAATTGTGTTATTGAACTATTTAGCAATCCTGAGTTAACGTATGTTTATATGAGTAAAGTTGTTCAAGAGTGGAAATATTCATGCGAGCACAATTTAACTAATGTGTCGTTAAATAGAACAGCTTATTTAGGTCAAGCGGCTTGTTGTTTGTATAAATCAATACCATCAATAATAACAATGGAGTACTGGAATAAAGTTGATAAAACATATAGAGATAAAGCTGATGAAATAGCAAAATTAATAATAAAAAAATGGGAGGTAAATTATGCCGAAAATTAAATTAGACTTAAATGTTTACGAGGCTGCCAAGCAAAGAATTGAATGGACTTTTGATAATTTTGATAAAATATATTTATCATTTTCTGGGGGTAAAGATAGCACGGTTATGCTTCATATGGTAATGGAGGAGGCTATTAAAAGAAAAAAGGAAATAGGATTATTGATAGTTGATTTGGAAGGGCAGTATAAATTAACAATAGAACACATGACTAAATGCGTAGAGCAGTATAGGGAGCATATTGATTTATATTGGGTTTGTTTACCTATACATTTA